TACGGGGCTTCGGGGAGGATTTTTATGCTCTTTTGTGTTTTACCGGACAGCAATATTTCTAAATACCAAAGGGGAATAGGTACTGAAAATCCTTATTTTTAGTTGTAGTCAGGCTTCTCCTCTTCTGCTACTGCTTACTTTTTTCCATGCGGTATCGTAAGTGTCACCGTGCTTAAAGAGAACGTGCCTGGCACTCGTGAGCCTTTCACTCATTGTTCTTCTTTGATGTATGTGTCACATGTCAGGCTTTACCCGTCGATAACCAAATGAAAGAGGTATTGCTGACTCCTTTTTTATTGCTCCGCTCTTGTGGACATAGGTGATGGGATTTCTACTGCATAACATTCAAATTGTCAGACATGCAGCCCTGGTTTCGTTCATGGGATTTTTCCGCGTGCAAAGTTAGCGCAAGCGACATTCTGCAAGGGCACGGCGCTGCCTTAGCTCGAATATTTTTTCAAGATTTTGGGGTACGGTGGCTCCTGATCCAAATTCTCGTTCCGCCAAAGGTGAAAAAATATTCGGCTATCTCTTGCCTTAAATGTCTTCTTCTTGCGCTGGGTAAGGCAGCGTAAAAAGTCCTCATATCGAGGGCTGCATCTAAAAGTCTAACAATTTAAATTTCTAAGTTATGCAAGAAATGGTTTTAACATCACCTAAGTCGGCTCACAAGAGCATGAAGGAGCAGTTTGAGAGTGTCAGCAGCTATATCGTTGATTATCTCTGGAATCAGCCTGCCATCTACTGTGGCACATACAAGAAGTACAATGAAGGCTCACTCTTCGGTGCCTGGCTCGATCTCCGCACGTTTGACTCTTACGAGGAGTTCATCGATGTATGCAAGCAGCTTCACGCTGACGAAGAGGATCCGGAGCTTATGTTTCAGGATTATCAGTGCTTCCCTGCTGAGTGGTATTCAGAAAGCTGTATGGATGAAGAAGTTTTCGACAAGATAATAGCTTTCATCCAAATGGATGATGACAAACAGAAAGCGTTTAAGGCTTATATTTCCGCCACTAGCGATGACAGCATTTCGGATTTTGAAGATAGTTATGAGGGCGAATATGATTCGGAAGAGGATTTCGCCACACACATCGTCAATGAGTGCTATGATTTGGAGCGCATGATGGGCAATCTCTCATATTACTTCGATTACAAGGCGTTTGCAAGGGATTTGTTCATCTCGGACTACATCTTCGAGGATGGCTACGTCTTCCGCAGATAAAGGTGGAAGCCGGACGAGGCAATCGCCTCGCTCCGGCAGTCCACCTTTTTATAGCGTAACCGAAATTTATTCGAAGTAAGGAGTGTTTTATTTCAATGCTTCATCAAGTTTCTTGATTAATATCGCAGGGTCTTTACGAATCTCTTTCATACTTGGACCTTTGAGTATTTCCTTTATCTGAGGATAACCTTTAAAATACATTTTTAGCACAGTCTTTTGACCAATTCCTGCAATGCTATTATCCTTCAAATAATAGGTTCTTGCAAAGTCCTCATTCTTGGCTTTGTAATAAAACATGATAGCCATTCTGTAAATACTTCCCGATTTCACATGGGTAGCTGTGCTTATATAGTGAATATAGGCAGAAATGTTTTTCCCCTCATAAACTGGCTGAAGGAATACCGGATTTTTGTAGAGTTTCGGATTCTCTTTATAAGACATGCTCAATCCCATTTGGGCAACCATCGGAATCCAGTTTTCCCATTCTCCAGCCTTCTTGTTATAGTATTTTATCTCTTTTACATCAGTAGATGCGAAGTCTGCCTTCTCACCATCAGTTTTTTTGATTCTGAACTCATGGTAATTGTCTACATTAAAGGAAAACTTCTTAATGTCACCTTTCACAAAGGTGCCGTTGTTCAAGGTTACTTCTGCATTCTGAGCTTGTGTCACTCCACACAATACAAGGGCAAGTAACATCAAAATCCATTTTTTCATACTCGTACATTTAAGTTCAACTTTATTTTGCAAATATACATCTTATTCATTACCCCACCAAGCTAAAATCAACTTTTTTATCTACCTACCTACCAAATAACAAATCTTAAACGTTCCCTACTTTCCATACAGCCTACACAAAACTATAGTATCTTTGTGCTCGTAATCATTTTACATGTTTTATGAGCGACTATCACATCTATATCAAAATGCCTTCCTATCTGCGTCAGTGGTTCGTACATCGGCACAGTGGCACGGAACCAGTGCGTCTAAGAAACGGCAGCATCGAGTCTAAACTTATAAAGCTCGCTGTTGTCAAACCGCCTGTTTCTGCTATCCCTACAAGGCAGCGTGAGGATGAAGTCGCCATTTGTATTCCGTATTCCAAAACTCGCGACCCTCGTATTTACAATCATATCACGGACACTGGTAAACGTGCGCTGCTGGAGAACGTGAAGAACTCGTTTGATGTAGACTGCTGGACGTTCCTGCACGACTTCGGCAGGATCGGCAAACAGCAGAAAGACCTCATTTATCTCTACATGGAGCAACGGGGCATCAAGGAGGACGGCACTTGCTGGGACTCCATTGCGAAAATATACCAACGCTTGCGTAAGAATTATCTTACTAACCAATGCAAGCGAAAAAACAGCACGATAAAAAACGGTAGCAATAACAAGGTTGAAACTGAAGAAACAGTAGAATAATATGCAACGTCTTCCCGGAATCATCAATATATATTACGTGCTTGCCTCGTCGCTCATGGCAAGCATCACACAGAAAGCGTTGGCGGATGCTCCTGTCGGAGTGTTCGCTGACACTTTCCTAATTCCGCATATCGGTGATGCCATTTGTGAAATGGAAACGCAGTTTGACAATAACGACACTTTGGAAAAGGTGAAACTCTCTTTCTCTACTACTTCGCAGCTGCCAGCTTATGAGCATCTTGCTTTCGTCATCCAGACGGTGGATGGAAAGCAGTATCTCATCGGCACGGCTGACAAACCTTTTCCTGTCATCAAGGTAGACGACTCCACAGGCAAGGTGGATGGTGATTCGGCTGCTACGAAATACACCATATCTTATACAAACAAAGTGGCCCTGGTGCCATGCACGGCGTGATGAGCGCCTTTTTTCATGCCTTTTTGTAACATTTTGTATGCAGTTGAAACATTGCATCAAAACTTAAAGTGTTGATAATCTGCGTTTTCTTTCTTTGTTTACAATGTTACAAAAGATACAGCCGAAATCGGTTGAGTTTTTGAAACAGCTATTTTTTCTTCGTCCTGTTTTTGCGCCCCACCTTCTTCCAATAGATAATTCGCAGTTTGCGATAACTTCTACGTGATTGCCCAAATAGTGCAAATAAAATTACTATTGCAACTAATGCAAAATGATAAAATCTGCGAATACAAAAATATCCGCCTATCAGAATTATCAATATGATTACAATGTCTCTCACCATAAGTTTATCGTTTTACATCGCAAAAATACATTTTTTTTGTCTTTCTCCAACATTATTATATAATATATCTTTGCCCTCAAACAATTTTTGACAATCATGGCAAAGACAAAATACAATCTCCATCTTAAAGGCTACGTCGGTGGTTGGGACTTCGATTCTGACTACGTCGATTTCGTCCTTAACAAGAACACCGACAAGGAGGTTGCTGTTCTCATCGACTCTCTCGGCGGACAGCTCAACACCGCTCTCTCTATATCATCTGCATTCAGGCGACACGGCAATGTTCACGTCCACTTTGTGGGCATGAACGCCAGTGCCGCCACCATCGCGTCAATGGGTGCCAAGCGTATCACCATGGATCGCTCGGCTATGTATCTCGTGCATCAGTGCTCACAGTCGTTCTTCGAGTGGGGCAGCTTGAACGCTACGGATATGCAGAATCTCATCGACAATCTGGAAAAGCAGAAGTCTGACCTTGACAAGCTGGATGCCAACGTCGCAGAGATGTATGCCGGACGATGCAAGAAGAAATCTGCCGACTTGCTGGAACTCATGAAAATGGGTGGATGGCTGACGGCACAGGAGGCACTGGTTTGGGGCTTCGTTGATGAACTCACGGAGTTTGATGATGAGTCGGCTCCAGTTCTTACGGAGGCTATTGCTGCGGACTTTACCGCCCACGGCATACCGCTTCCTAAGATGCTGACCGACACGAAGTCGGAAGACATCACGGCGTTCAGACGATTCCTGCAGGCTTGTGCCTCTGTTTTCCACTCGCAAGAGAAACCAAATAAAATTATTCCAACCATATCTTCTGAAGAAAAAATGAAAAAGACCTATTCTAACATTTGCAAGACTCTCGCTTGCGACTCGCTGGAAGCTAACGACGACAAGGTTACGCTTACCACGGCACAGCTCGACTCTATCGAGGCGGACATCACAGCGAAGTACAAGGAAATCACCAATCTCTCGGCTGACGTTGACCGTCTGACTAAGGCTAACAGCGATTTGGAGGAGAAGCTGAAAAAGCTCCCTGCTGATACCACAAACACGATTGTTGATGACAAGAAGGACGGTGGCACCAACACCGAAAAGTCTGACATCGAGAAGTTCTACGACACCACCAACTCGGCTCAGGCTCTCTTTGACTCATTACCATAACAACTCACAAATCAAAATTCAAAACTCCAACTATGGCAGGAAAACTACAATTTACCCTACAAGAATACAAGGATGCTGCTCGAAAGTGGCGTTCTGACTTCCTTCGTCTGCCGATTATCGGCTGGGGCGAGACTCTTAAGTTTATGACCGGTCGCCCTGGCATCCGCTACAAGGAGAGTGTGGGCACGCTCAACGCTTCGGCACAGTTCGCTCCTTACTCGCCAACCCGCTCGGAGGACGTGAACTTGCAGCTGGACTTCCGAACGCTTGAAACGTTCTTCGGTTCGGTGGTCGCGAAGTTCGAGCCTAACTCGGCTATCTCTACGCTCCTCGGCACTGGTGCCACTAAGGGCGACGGACAGAAGTCTGTGCCTACGGCTCGTGAGGTGCTTGGACTTATCGCCAAGTCGCTCTCCGAAAAGCTCAATGATGCTATCTGGAGCGGTGTGCGCAACGCAAGCGGTACTACCACCCAGGATCTTTTCGATGGCTTCGACACCATCACAAAGAAGGAGGTTACTTCCGGTGCTCTCGCTAAGGAGAACGGCAATTACCTCAAACTGACGGATGCCATCACCTCTGCCAACGCCGTTGACGTGGCTAAGGAAATCCTCTTCTCGCTCGATCCTCGTCTTCGCTCGCAGACTCTCTTCATGTACTGCTCGCAGGACTTCGTGGATAAGTATAACGAGGGTTATCTGCTCACCCATAGCGGTATTCCATACAACACGCAGTACAATCAGCCTACTGTCGAGGGTTCTAACGGCAAACTCATCTTCTGCCCGCTTGCTAACAAGACGGACTCGAAGTATATCCATATCTCGTCAAAAATCAATATGCTTTATGGCTATGACCAGATGGGCGACGTGGAATCTGTTGACGTTGAGCGTTTCGATGCGTTCCTTCTCTCGTACATCGCCACCATGTTCTTCGGTGTACAGTTCGAGTCTATCGACAAGCGACGCCTGAAGGTCGTTGAACTGGCTGGCTTATAGTCTAAATCTTAACAATAGTAATTATGGCAGCATCTAATACAGACGTACAAAAATCTCTTGCATGGGCGATGGGCACACCTGAACTTCCTGGTGTGCGTCGCCGAGTGTATTATACATCCAAGAATGATATTCTTGTTTGGCCTAAACTTCCTCATAACGAGGTCGGACGTGTCACTTCTTCTGTCTACGACGGCTCCTTCACGCTGAAGGAAAACGCTGTATGGAAATACATCGACATCCTTCCTGAGAAGTCGCAGCTCACAAGTGAGGCACAGGGTGAACTGCCGTCACAGACGCAGCTCAACAAACTCGTGGCGGTTCATCCGTCGGTAAGCGAAGCGGCATCGGCTGCAGCTGCTTACCTCAATAACAACGACAACGTCTTCATCGTCGAGGACATGAAGGGCAAGCACCGTGTCGTGGGTTGTGACAAGTGGACTACCAAGACCACCGTCACGCAGGATCTCGGACAGGGCGCCACTGGCACCACCGGCACCACTATCAACGTGGAGGCATCGGACGAGTGTCCGGCTCCGTTCTATACTGGCACCATCACCACTGAGGACGGCGACATTGATTGCGCAGCGTAACGGCCAGTAAAGTTATAATCATAGTTGACCATGGACAAGCGGACTCCGATAGACATGCAGGAATTCTTGAATGACATTTCCGTGCCGGACTTATCGGGTCCGCTTGATCTGTTCTCAAAGGATGCTACGCATGAACAGAAGGATATATTCGCCATCGAGAAACGCAAGGCGTGGGATAAGTCGGTCGAAGCGCGGTGCGACTTCACCCGGCGCGTCCGGCTTACTCGACGGGCGGACACGTTCTTCATCTCGCTATGGCAGAAGTCGCTATATGGCAGAACGCTGACGGATATCAAGGGCGACGACAGTATGGTGGCGTTCTTCGCTGATAGCATCTCACCACTTATACGTGACATCCTCGGTGAGGAGCTGAACACGGGGGCGTGGTGTATCGTCACCACTCCCAAACGTCGCCATCTCGTCAAGAATTTCGCCACTCGCATCAGCGAAATGATTGCTTCCCAACTGAACATCCCGTTCTACGAGGATGTTGCTTTCTGCCATTCCAAGCAGCGTATTGGGGCGGTGTTCACCATGAACAATCTCCCCAAAGAGCCTAACTGCATCGTCTTTGACGACTTCGTTACTACTGGCTCTACGCTGAAGGCTATGCGCAATGTGCTTACCGAACATCACAAGAATTGTGTGTTCTTTACTGGAATAAACAACAAATTGTGAGCAAACGAGAGCAGAGTCAAGCTTGCTTGAACTATGCCGAGTGCAGCCACAATTCAACGAAGTTAAGTTATAACAACAAAGTTAAACTCTAAAATATGAACAATCTGACTGACAAACTCCAGCAATGGCTCGACACTCCATCTGCTGAGCGTGACTGGAACGAGGGTGCTATCCTCCTTCTCCAACTCACCAATAACACCATAATGTATCGTAATCTCAGCATCAATCCCAAAGGCAAGGCTGAGTTCATCGAAGGCAAGCTACGTGCCTTCCTCAAAGCTCGCCGTGAGGTCGAAGCCCACGACGAGGTGAACATCATGCAGGAGCAAGTGGATGCTATCGTGGCAAGTCGAACTGAGTTCAAGGAACACAACGAAGCGAAGGACTTTAAGGCTGGCAAGCGTGCGGATCACGACTCGCTGCCTGAGGATATCCAGGCGCTCTATGTCGAGAACCTTGATATCACTCACCGTATGCGTGAACTCCATCTACGCCTACGCTTGTTGTCGGACTCTACTAAGCAGGTGCCGGCTGCAGAACGCAAGCCGTTGCTCGACGAGTTTATAAATCTCGATAAAAAGTTGCACGCAAATTGGGACACTTATGACCATTATGTGACAAAGGCAGAAAGTGCAGCAAATACCGAAACTAACGAAAGCGAAGAGGAGCAGACTAAGGAAACTGAAATTGGTCAGTCGCCAACTGACCAATTAGCTGAGCAGCCTGAGGATGCCACTCCTTCCAAGCCGAAGTCCAAGTCTAAATCCAAGAAGTAGTGAAGCGCAACATCAATATAGATGACATCCTAAAGCCACTCTCGGAATGTCCACACCAGGCGTATCTCTCCAATGCTCTTCAGGTGGCGGACGTTTTGGAGTGGATTTTGGGACAAGTCGGCAAAGCAGAGATTTGGCAGACTTCGTTCTCAATCTCCGAGGAGTTCCTGCGTAGGCTCTTCTTCATCGAGAAGTCCGGCAACATTTCTGCCTTTAATCTTGTTCTCGACCATAAGGCTACGAACAAAACGCTAAAACTTTGGGCGTTCATCACACAGACGATGAAGCGCACCTATCTTGCCGACAACCATTCCAAAATCCTTCTCGTGCAAGCGGAGTCTGGTGAACAGATTAGTGTCGTCACCTCGCAGAATCTCACGCGAGGCAACCGCCATGAGTCCACCTTCATCTCCACCTCGCCAGACATCTTCAACACTCTTCATGCGTCCGTCATGGATCTTATAAAGAACCATTCCGTTCCGCTAACCGACCTTTTCCAACAGCGCATCAACGCTGCCGGTGCTAACAATTAAAATAATATGGTATACTCAGAAGAAGTTCTCACGCAGATTGAACAATATGCTTCAATCTACCTCAAAATAAGCGACATGGCAGTCATTCTTGGCGTACCGCCTGAGACACTACGCCGTGACATCGCAGACCGAAGCACGCCTGTTTCGCAGCGTTACCACCGTGGCAAGGCTGCTTCACGTGTCAAGCTATTGCATCAGGAGATGCAGCTCGCCTACGTCGGCTCTCCACTCGCTCTTGAAAACACTCGTAACAACCTCCTCGATATGGAGGATGATGAATAATTCAAAATTCCTTTAATGTCACAATTAAGCATCATCGACATCGCCAAACAGGACCTTTACACCTCCCAATCGGAATTGGAAGGTAAATATCCTGTTCCCCAAATCGAACATCTACTTCGATTAAGGGACATGGTAACATGGTTTATCGCCAACCCTGACATGAAGGATCGTCAGTTTGTCGATGAGCTGCGCAGTCGCTATGGTCTGTCGCAAGTCACGGCGTATGCGGACTTGAAAATCGTCAAAGCCTTATTGCCCAATCTCTCGGAGTGTACGCGCGACTTCCACCGCTGGCGGTATAACGAGATGATCATGGAGACGTACCAGATGGCGAAGAAGCGTAAGGACACGAAGACGATGGAGAAAGCGGCCACTTCTTATGCGAAGTTCAACCGCATCGACATCGAGGACGAGCAATCTGTGCCGTATCACATGATTGTCGTACAACCGTTCTTCCCGACTACGGACCCTCGTGTTGTGGGCATCACGCCTGTTCCGAACATCGACGACCGCATCCGAAAGCTCACTCAGGAGCTTACCACGTCGCATCCGGACACGGAGAACATTGAATACGAACAAGCAGACCTTGTGCTTGATGACATCTTTAAGCCTGAAGACAATGACGAACAAAGTTGATACTTCCCTTTGGGACATCGAGGCGAAGCAACACTCTAAGCGTGTGTACTTCAACAAGCCTCAGCTCCTTACGCAATATATCGGCGCGAAGACTACGGTCATCGTGGCTGGACGACGCACGGGCAAGACGGACTCCATCGCCTCGCCTTTCGTGCTGCGTAACATGCAGCGTATGCCTGGATCCACGGGTGGCATCGTTGTGCCTACGTTCAAGCATGGCTTGACCAATACGCTCCCCGGTCTGCTTGCTGCGTGGAAGCGTTGGGGTTATATCAATGGCGTGCATTATGTGGTAGGCAGAAAACCGCCGAAGTCGTTTTCTAAGCCTATCACCGAACCGGCTGACTATGAGCATGTAATCACGTTCTATAATGGCTCGGTGGCTATCATCATCAGTCAGGACCGCCCTGGCTCTTCCAACTCGCTCACGCTTTCATGGCTGCTCATTGACGAGGCGAAGTTCATTGATTACAACAAACTGAAGGACGAGACTCTGCCTGCAAATGGTGGCATACGCTCGTACTTCGGGCACCATAGCTTTAACCACTCCATGATGGTGCTTTCGGATATGCCGCAGACTACTAAGGGTTCTTGGTTCCTGCACTACGAGGATAAGATGGACACAGAACTGATTGACACAATCAAGGGCACAATCTACAAGATATGGCAGACGAAGGAGCGCATCGCACAGCTCAAAGAGCAGCGCAAGCCTATTCCCTCATATCTGCCTAATTACCTAAAATGGCTCGACCAGTCGCTTAACAAAATGCGCTCGGTAGCAGTCTACTATAAGGAATACTCCACCCTCGAAAACCTCCAGCTTCTCGGTGAAGAGTATATCCGGCAGATGAAGCGCGACCTCACGCCGAAGACGTTCCAGACTTCTATCCTCTGTCAGAAGATCGGCATCTCGCACGATGGCTTCTACTCGTCAATGCAGGAGTACCACAAGTATGATGCTTCGGATTTCGACTACCTCGACTCGCTCGGCTACGACCGCATCATCAAGGAGGCGCAGCAGGACTTGTACACCATCCACGCCAACAACCAGTTCTCTACGCTTAACAGCTCGCTTGACTGTCGCACGGACTCGGACATCGACCCTATGCAACCTCTCTGTATTGGCATGGACTACAATGCCAATATCAACTGGATTGTGTGCGGTCAGCCACGTGCCAACCGCCTGAATATCCTCAAATCGTTCTATGTGAAGTTCGAGCGCAAAATCCCTGCGCTCGTTGCCGACTTCTGCACTTACTATGCTCCGCATCCTAACAAGACGGTCATATACTATTACGATGCCACCGCCCTCGGCTCTAACTATGCCGTGAACGACCAGGACTTCCACTGGGTGGTAGTCCATGAGTTTGAGCGCCACGGATGGCAGGTCATTGACGTGTACCTCGGCAACCCGATGCGACACGATGAAAAGTATCTTCTCATCAACCAGGGTTTTGCCGGGAAGCAACGCCTGATGCCGTACTTCAACCGCCAAAACAACGATGACCTTATCCTCGCCATCCAGTCAGCAGGAGTGGAGCGAGGGCGCAACGGCTTCCGCAAGAACAAGTCTATGGAGAAGCAGCCGGAGTCCGAAGAAGACCTTCTCGAACACCGTACCGACGGCACCGATGCCTTTGATACGCTCTATATCGGCTGCGAGAAGTTCCCACAGCATGATTTGTATCCAATTTGCGTTGGTGGGGTGAGATAATGCAATAAAATCGGAGAATTGCCGTTTTTATTGTGTAACTTTGTGAGGTAAATTAAGAAATAGCAATGAAAATAACGATAATCAATAAAATCCTATTATGCTTTATCTGTAGCATTGTTCCTTACATATCTAAGGGCCAATGCTCGGACTCATTTAAAAGCGTGTGTTTACCTGACAGTATAGCGGAACAAATAGAAAACAACTATGAATATAAAGAGGCAAATGCAAGTAAAAATGTCATAAACCTCATTTCTCCTAATAATTATCTTTGGGGAGATGGAATATATGCCTTCAAGGGTATGGGACCGCATTTTCCAAGACGAATCTTTGTATACAAAGGGGGACGATTATTCATCTTTAATAGCCGAGGGGACTATAATCCAGAAGGTGTTATTACGGAATTCTGCTCTTGTATAAAAACATTAAATTTGACACATAAGGAAATTGTCGATTATCTGAATGTAATATGCTTATATTTACAGGCAGAAGCGGAAACTGATTATGGAGATACAATAAAGTGATTAAAGATATTTTTGTTTTTATATTGGCCTGTATTATTGGAACATCGTAAAAATTTCACAATACAATTTTTAATTGCATTGCGATTTCCATATTTTCATTCGATTGTTCAATGTATTGCATATTTCCTTACCCCTCATGGTCAGATTTTGTACGGGGATGCTTTCTATTGCTCCTGTTACAGACGCATTGAATTTCATCACACGTTTGGTTAAACATGAAGATTCTTCCATCTTACGCATCAAAGGTTTTGTACAATAGTCAATGGCAATGTACTTGTTTGAATATATACTAAATTGACGAAATTGCACCACATCTTTGAAATAGATTGTTCGATATGTTCTCTTACGCTGTTCGTAAATGTCAAGCCTATCATCATAGATTATTAAAAATGGTATACGGGTAATTATGTTATACAAAGTCATCATACACATAAACATTCCACCACAGCCAAAAAATATCATGCTTCCTATACCGCCAAATACTTTTGTTGGCCATGAGGTATTAGCGTCATGGAGTATGAAATATCCACCTGCAGCAAAAGCGAAACAACCAACAGTCAGAAGAATATTCTTCCAAAGGCTATGGTATATTCGTATCTCTTTTATATTTTTATCGGTTTGTTTCATCTTTTTATATCGCTTTATTGTGATTACATAAAGTACATCATTTAAGCAACAAAGTTTGTGCTTTCTTACTATAATAACGAGTGTTAATTAGAAATATTGCAATTCTTGCAATAATTCGTAACGAGTACAAAGTAGCCAGATTAAACAGAACGTATATTTTGCATTGAAGCGGAAGCCCTCCTAATCCGTCTTTCCATATAATGCCTTTGTCTTGCGCCCAACCAACGTAGGACAAGGGCTTTTCCTTTGTGGGCAGCAGCCATCGGCATCATCTCCTGTTACGCATCGCTTCATCTGCACATTTTTGGTGAAAACAACCTGAATCAGAAGAAGATCTTCTCGAACACCGCACCAACGGCACCGATGCCTTCGATACGCTCAATATCGGCGCGAGAAGTTTCCACAGCATGATTTATATCCAATTGCAATTGGTGGAGTGAGATAAGGCAATAAAATTGTGAAAATAACGTTTCTTTTAGAGTGGAACAAATGCATTCTCTTAAATTTTACCATTAGAATAGACTAATTATGAAAAAGATTTTCTTTTATATAATAATTGCATCGTTACTTGTTGTCTCTGGTTGTGACAAGAATAAAACGCCAAAGATATTTATAGAAGAATCTTTGGATTCATTACTATCTAATTTCATAAAAGATAATCCAAACGACCATATTTATTCTATACTTTTTTACAATAAAAACGAAAAGCAATTTATGGAAATAACAAGCTTTGGGAAACTTTATTATAGTAAACTTGTTGATAAGGTTTTCTATAAAGATGGGAAACTTATATGTTACTATTCCATTAATAGGAGTTGGGCTGACAGTTTACTAAATATTCCTGCTTCTTTGTTATGCACTGATTCACTTAAAAAGTATGATGATCTTAGCACAGGACTCATAGACTATGAAGGTCCACTGAACACAAGGACATACAGGATATTCAGTAAGGGAAAAATATTGCCAGCAAAAGAGGATGACTTTGTTTGCAAAGTAATAGCAAGTGATACAAATGTTATTAAAAATAAGCAAATAAACAATATCTTAAATAGTTTTATCAACGAACACAACCCTATTATTACATATATACGATTTAAACACATAAAAAACAAACGATATATGTGTCTCGGCAATGACATCTCTTATGATAAGAAAGGGTTTATTGGAATGTTCTATCGAAATGGAAGAATTGTTGTCTTGTATTCCGATATCAATATGGCTGACAACGACATTGTTGAAACAAAGCTATTGAAATCGATAAAAGAATTATCGGACTACCACATCGTACACAATGAAATTCCTGTTTATTTTCAAGAAGAATACTGCTTAAAAGGAGATGACCTTACAGAGGTTTCATGCAATGACCCTGAATACATAAAGGTACATTTCAACTAAGAATCAGTCATATAAAATAAAAAGAAGCGGAACACTGCCTAATCACCCTTTCCTATACGCCTTTGTCTTGCGCCCAACGCAGGATGAAGGCTTTTCTTTTTTCAGCGGTATGCTCCGCCTTCAGCACCTCCTTCGCTGCGCTCTTCGCACCTTTGGCTTTTGCAATCTCTCAGGCGTGAGAGTCAATAACGAAAGGTAGCCAATCCCGATTTTCAAAGGAGTAAGGCGTGGCGCACCGCCTTTCCTGCACTTTGTGCATCTTTTCTATGCTGTTATCTTGGTAGCTTGTTCCACCGTCCCATGCAATGTCTGTGGAGTAATTGGCTTTTATTTCGCCACCAAAATGACAAGTATTCATATTAGCCTTTTCTCATCCGTTCCACACTCTCATTAGTGAATGAACTCCGATACTGATGATGTTCATTTTTGTAGCCACAAGTGCATCCACCTATCTGCTTGCCTAATAGATAGGTATCTGTCTGCTACGATTTCATCATGGAAGAAGTAGCCATCCCATCCTATGATGACAACAGAGATTGCACAATTCAAATCACCAGTCTTCTTCTTTTATTATTCCGGAGTAATATTCTGAAGTGGTGTTCTTTGTACCAAATCATTTTATTTGTTCGACGTGAAGCACTTACCAAATGTAATGCTTATGATTTTTCCTTTGCAAAGTTAGCGCAAGCGGCATTCTGAAAGGGTCGCGCTCCACGCTTATCCTAAGATTTTTTCAAAAGTTTTTGGGGCAGGTTTGCCTCATTCCAAAATCTTTCAAGCCCGAAGGATGAAATAATCTTGGCTATCCCTTGCATTTACATGCCTTCTCCTTGCTGCTCCTTGTATGCACGTAAAAATTACAAAAGCACTTCGGTGCTTCACTTTTAAGTCGAACAAATAAAAATTTAAAGATTATGGTACACACCACTTTTAATTCAGAATATCACTTCGGTAAAAGAAGTTCAAGACAGGTTGAATTGTCAAGCAATCTCTATCAGGTTGTCATCAATGGAGAGGATGGCGAGTATATCGAATATGAAATCGAGGCTGACAGCCATTCTGAGGCAAGCGCCAAGGCGGAAGCACTCGCTGCTGACAGCTTTGTAGACATCAGCTATATCGAAGTCTATCTCATTCACTAATCAGATTGTTTCACTCTTAAAATAAGAAAGTTATGAATACTTCAAATGTCATTTTAGCAGCTAAAGCCAATTCCGGCAAGTCCACAAACAATGTATGGGTCGTTTACACAAGCGATAACAGCTCAGACAAGATGTATTGCACAAGTGCATACAAGGCGATGCGCCTCGCCTTCCTCCTCAAAAAGAGGTTGGGATTGAACATCTCTGATAATTGCCTCGCACGCCTCTCGCAAGAGATAGCAAAAGCTAAGGGAGCCACAGCTCCCACGGTGCAGGAGGTGCAGCAGCCGGAGCCAGCTCCAGTAGAGGAAAAGCCTAAGAAGAAAAGAGGGCGCAAGCCAAAGGCTGAAAAGGCTGCTTAGGCAGTCTTCCACTTCCGCCCGGCTCGAAGGAGTCGGGCTTTCTTCTGTCGCTGCTGCAAGATCGTAACAAGTCCGCACTTGCCTACACTCCATACTAAAGCCCTTTGTCCTTCGAGCCGTGCAGAGCAACGCTGCGGTTGGGTCTTTTCTTATACAGGCAAAGCCTGTTATCTTTGAAAACAAAAAGGTCATGCTGAAAATCAATTACACTCCTCCTTACTACGTCTTCACTTGCAACATCCCATCGGAGATAGAAATATCTACTGATGCTGCATCGGTATATGTCACTATCGCATGTGGTCCTGACACTATCTTTGAAACTACGCTTTATCCTTACAACAACATCGCCATGCTCTATGATGCTCGCTCCATCATCGAGGGGCACATGCTGGATAAGCAGCGTGTCTTCGCCAACTTTGTCATCACGGCAGACACAAAGACTGAAGAGACGACCACACCGGAGCGCCATTTCATTTACTCTCGTCTGAGCCTCGCCACAAATGCCATGGGCTTCGTACAGCTGTGCTTCCTCACCACACGCTCGATGTTCACCATTCCACGCAATTCGTTTCAGACTCTTTCGGCGTTTTACTTGCCTGATGTCACGCTGCAGGGCTACACCGAGTGTCTGGCTCTCTTCGATGGCGAGTCTACACCTCGCATGGTTCGCATCGAGGATGCTAAAGTGGACACCAAGAACACTACCTTGATACGTGACATTATAAGTCCTATTGCTATAGAAACCCGCATCGGCAGCAAGTGCCGACTGCTCCAGTTCACCGTTCATCGTGGCTTTCTTGCCAAGACGTTCTATGTCACTGACCGCACGCCGAACCTCACGCTGCTCGTGCGCAATGAGTTCAACTGCGATGAATACATACATCTCACTTGTGTCACAAAGAGCAAACTCGACCTCGACCGTTCCACTGCCACCTCGCTCGGTGTCACCACCTTCTATGATGACAAGTCCGCCTACGAGTATGACGTGGAGTCCTCGATGCTTACCTTCGAGGAAGCCAAGCACTTCTCCCAGCTCCTCCTTTCTCGCTATGTCAACATAGTTGAGATAGGTGGTGCCTTGGCACCCATCACCGTCACTGACATAAACAGTGAAATCTCCGATGCCGATAACGCCACGAACAGCATCAAGTTCAAGTATAAGTACAGTAGCCATCATTTCCCAATCACCATCGACTACGGCAATAACATCTTCGATGATCCTTTCTACCGCACCTTCGATTAACGCCCATCACTATGCAATCCATCCACATCACCACACTCCGCAAAATACTCTCCAGTCCCGAACCCATCGACATCCGTCTATGGACTCGCAGCGGTGAGATCCAGTCCTGGCACCGCTGCATCTCCCTCAAATATGACTTCTACAAAGGCACAAGACGAATGAAGCTGCTGGACTCCAATGAAATCCGGCAGCTTCGAGATGTGTGTATATTTGAGGTGAATGGGATTGAGGTGTATATGTAGTGTGTCACAAAAAGTATCTTTTTTTGTGACAAAATCAACATTTGTGTTTGCATGGCTGATATTGTATATTTGGGGTTTTATAGAATATGTATCGGGCATTTTTTAGTTAAAAATTGATACTTTTCTAAGTCTTTTCTTTGTTTTGTCACAAAAAGTTGCTATTTTTGTGACGAAATTAAGGTTAGACATGGAAAGTATAGCTCATAAAATTGAAAACAGGATAAAGGGATTTGGTAGGGGAAAGATTTTCTTTGCCGATGACTTTCTTGATTTTGGCTCTTCTGATGCTATCCGACAGACTTTGCTTAGGCTTACAAAAAGCGGGTTAATTATTCGTGTGGCACAGGGCATTTACTGTTATCCCGAAATTGACGAAACTTTGGGATTGGGGGTGATTTATCCTACTGACATCCAAATTGCTGAAGCCTTGGCTGAACGCTCTCATTCAAAAATTGTCCCCACTGGCGACTATGCGCTGAATGTTCTTGGACTTTCTACACAGGTTCCGTTGAATAGTGTTTTCCTCACAAATGGAAAGTCGCGCAGAATATCAGTGTCAGGGAATAGATCTATCACATTTAAGAATACGGCTCCACGCAACTTGGCTTTTACGAACCGACTTGCCATGTTGGTTAATTCTGCTCTAAAGTCGATAAAGAACGTCAATGTTACTACTAAACAGACGGATCATATTTACTACTTATTGAGACAGGAGAAGAAAGAAGATGTGCTTGTCGACTTGAAACTGATGCCTGTATGGATTAGAAAAATTGTACAAAACGCTTATGAATAAATTCTTTGAACTTTCGTTTGACGACCAACGACGTGTGCTTCAACAAGCATCTGCACGATGTGGGTTGCCTCCACAGGCTATAGAGAAGGACTTGTGGGTTTCTAATATTCTGCAAATCGTTTTCGACTTGCCTTTTGCTGATAAACTCATCTTCAAAGGTGGCACATCTTTGAGCAAGGTCTGGCATCTTATTGAGCGTTTCTCTGAAGACATTGATTTGGCTGTCGACCGCTCTTTGTTTGGGTTCGAGGGCGACTTGACGAAGAAGCAGATAAAGAAACTGCGCAAGGCTTCTTCGCTATTTGTCAAAGACACGTTTTGCCCGGCATTGCAGGAGGCTGTCGAGAAATATGGTTTGCAGGACTTTTGCAAAATCGAGTCTGAACCAGACGGTGAGGGCGATAGCACATATCCAGAACCGAGAAAGATTTTCGTGAGGTATAAGAGTGCTTGGGCTGAGCCGTCTGAATACCTTTCGCCAATAGTGATGTTGGAGATTGGAGCAAGGTCTTTGCTGGAGCCAAACGAGCAAACACATATCAACAGTATGGTCGAGGGCGTGTTTCCTACCATACAGACAACAATTGTCGATAGCAAGGTGGCAACGGCTCTTGCAAGCAAGACTTTCCTTGAAAAGGTATTCCTCTTGCACGAGTTGTTTTCCGTCGAGGGACGTGGTGTCATTGCCGACCGCAAGTCAAGACATCTTTATGACCTCTCTCGTATGATGGACAAAGACTTTGCTTTGGCTGCCATAAAGGATGATGAACTGTGGGAGTCCATTCGTCATCATCGCGAGATATTCACAAGCATTAGTGGTATGGACTACACCCCAGACATCCGTCGTCGCATCGTTCTCGTTCCTCGTGAGGATATACGCAGCGCATGGGAGGCTGACTATAAAAGTATGTGCTCTTCCATGATTTTCGGAGAGAAACCTTCTTTCATTGAACTCATTGAGAATATGAAAGTGCTTGAAGATAGATTCCACAGGTTTTGAAATGTGACAAGAAATGAAAAAATGCAATAATTCATGCAGTATATTCAAAATCTACCGTTTATTTTAAGTAGTACAATTAAACGTAAAATGAAAAAGACTTTAAACCTTTTATTCCTGCTACTTGCAGTTTTTGCTGTTTCAAGTTGCAGCAGCGATGATGACGAGAAAAAAGATTCCGTCAAGGAGATAACAATATATGTTTCTTCTGAAACGAGTGAAAGTTACGGATTTAACTCTACCCCAGAGGAATGTATGCTTGTAAAGTTTGATAATCCAAATGGTGAATGGGAACATCTTGGTCTATATCGTATCGAGGGTTTCACTTATGTAAAAGGGCATGAGTATGAATTGCGGGTAAAGATGACTACACTTGCCAATCCACCAGCTGACGGCTATAGCCACAAATATTTGCTCGTCAAAATTGTTCAAGACAAACTCGTCAAAGAGACGGAAACTCCAACCAATAGTGTAAAGTCAGAAAGCGACATTGAGTATCAGGAGCTGTGCCCGTACAACAAATACGAGACAGAAGACAACTATATCGTAGATGGCGAAGGAAATATCTATAAAGGCAATGGGTGGCCAAAGCCTTCTTATGAACATAGCAGGATATACGTAGAAAATGTTTTGGATAAAGGCGATGACAACTGGGTCAAATTCAATAGCATCCCATATCAGGCGTATTGCTCATACGTCATTTCTCCGCTGACAGACGATATAAGAATGGTGTATAATGAGGACGGCGGCCCGTTGTTTAAGGATGTAATACCGGAAAGCGAATTTGAGTATATTACAAAAAAAATGAACTCAGGCGAGAAACTGCAGTATTATCTCATCTTGGCCAATGTATACAAAAAAGGACTCCAGAAATTGAAATTTACAATTACGAAACAATGAAATGCTGTTTGTACGAATAATGTGCCATAACAAATAAGTGATTATGAAAAAGCGTTTCCTCTTACCAATCGCTTTTCTGATGGTTACGACATTATCTGCCCAGCCATTGGCTCCAAGCAGTTGTGCTGATGTCTGCCAAAAGGATGCACTTATAACTGCCGCAAGGAGTGTCGCCAATACCTTTGGTCCAGCATACGTTCCGTTTTTCAAAGGTGCTGAAATATCTGAAATGCGGATTTTCCAAAAGGACGACTATGGTGACAATCATCGCAAAATAAGAAAACAGTTTGGAAAAGCGTATTATGAAGTGGTTTTTACTTATGACAGCACGGCTGTCAGATTTGCATTTGACTATGCTGCCAAGGTCAGGATATGGAAAGATACTGGCGAACCATTGGATGTGATTTTTGGCAATGGCATGGGAAGAAACTTTCTCTTTAAAAGTTTCAGAAAACAAACAAGACAAAACAAAAAGAGAAAGAAAGCAACGGCACATTCGATAGAGCAAGTCCCTTTGCAAACAGAGAAGACACCTGAAAACATTTGGAAGATAAAAATCGCATGAAACTGCTGGATTAAGACAAATATCTACAGTTTTCAATGCGAATCCCTACTTACTGCCAAGCCATCTTTTCACATTCATTATGGCTCTGTTCTGTTCGCCTCCGGTGTGGTCTTTCACAATCTTTCTGCTATCTTCTTGCACAGCTTCATAAAGAACCAACAGATGAAAATTTGATGGTTCAATAAGTTGTTCCATGATAAGTGGTATTATCTGTTTCCCCATGGATTTCAAATAGTGGAACTCGGGTAACTTTGAATACGAATATGTATTTGAGCTCAAGAGCATTTCACGATTATGGGTTATTGCGTAATTCCATTTGTAAAGCAAAAAGGAGAAACATGTTTTTATGCTATCAGGGGCTTGTGCAGCCAGTTCCTTGACTTTGTGCTTTTCCTCCGTTGTCAATGTTGGCGTGTCAAATTTAGTAGATGTAGCCATCTCGTTCATACTAAGATCTAACAAGTTCGGACTCGTTATCAAAAACCATTGATTGCTTTCCCAATATTGATACTCTCCTTGTTTTTGTTCTTCGCCCTCAAAAGTTACCTTGGCTTCTCCATCAAGGAATGGAGTGGCATAAGAAAAAACAGGTGGTATTACGATAACGCCACAAGTGTCGGCAAACCCCACTTTGCCATTTTTCCCAATAATTCTAAACAAGCCATCACTAACGCAGTCTGGACCATTGTCTATCTTATATACCTCAAACAACTCCTTTCCATGGTTGTCTATACCGATGATTTTACCTTTTCTATTACCTACAAAACCGATGGACGTGATAGTGTCTGTAAACGCTATTGTGTATTTCTTGCTCTTCACTATTGTTTTCCCATCAGAGTTTTTGTAACAGATGTGTTTCTCATTATCGCATTTATAAATAGATTGTGCGTCTACTCTCTGAAAGTGTATCAGAAATAGAAGAATGAGGGTTGTAAAAAGAGCGATTGAGAGAATAGGTGATATTATCTTTTTCATTTTGTCTAAAATTATTAGTTAATCATATATTAAACCCAGATGGTTTAATGGAATAACGTTATTTTAGAACTTTTCGTATAAACCACGATTGATTTTCACGCATTAAAGATTAGCCTTTTAATATAAAAGCATATAATTCCTAAGGAATTAAGAATTAGCCTTGTCTTTTCCCCACCTCCCTTTCGCTCATATCTTTGCCCTAAAAAAAGCAAGATATGAGCGATTTTTCATTCATTCCACCGACATCCGTTGTCACCATCCCTGGCGCCAACAAATCCGCAGCCTTCATCTCCAAGACATCCGAGGTCTTCAAGGAGGAGCACAACATCGCACCAATCATCATCAACGACAAGATGAAGTACATCCCGTGGGGAGGTGACAATCAGATGCCGTACAACATCATTGACCTCATCGAGTCTGACGAGACAATGAGCACTTGCCAGATGTTCAATGCCGAAGTCTGCTATGGCAGCGGACTTGTCTATGACACAGAGCTTGCCACTGCACAAGTGCAAGCGCAAGTGGATGACTTCGTGCTGGACAACGACCTCGCAAGTTACTTCCTCGGCGTGTGCCAGGACTTCAAGCACTTCGGCTTTTGCGTCAGCGTGATCATCCTCAATGAGGATGCCAGTCGCATTGTCCGCATCGTCCGCAAACAGGCGTGTTATGTTCGCTTTGCTCCTGCCGACAAGTCGGGTGTGATACCTTATATTCTCTATGCCAACTGGCGTAATACGGTCAGTCCGGAGGACATTGAGCGCATCGAACTTCTCAATCCGCAGTCGCCATTCACCGACCTTCAGAACAGAGGGAAGAAAATCAAGAAGTTCGCTGTCATCAGCCGTATTCCTACCCCCGACAACACGTATTATCCAATACCGTACTACGCAGCTTTATTCAAAGGAAAGTGGTTCAACATCAAGCAGCTCATAGGCATCGCTAAGGAAACGAAGCTCAGAAACTCGGCGCCCATCAAGTACCACATAGAGATTGCCAACTCGTTTTGGAACAACATCTTCAAAGTCGAGGGCATAACTGACCGCATCAAGCAGCAAGAGCGTGTCAACCAGGAGAAGGACAACATCATTAACTTTCTTACTGGCATGGAGAATAGTGGAAAGGTACTCTTCTCCACGTTCTATGTTTCACCGAACGGTGAGGAGCAACACGACGTTGTCATCAACAAGATCGAGACGGACAAGGAGGGTGGCGACTGGGCTACGGACATTGTCGAAGCCATCAACATGATGTGCTTCACCATGCGAGTACATTCTAACCTCGTCGGCTCGGTGCCAGGCAAGTCGCAGACCAATAACTCCGGCAGCGACAAGCGAGAGCTTTACACCATCGCACAGGCTCTGCAGAAACCGTACCACGACCTTCTCTTTGCCGTTCACCGACTCATCATCCGTTTCAACAAGTGGACAGCGGTAAAGCCGGACTGACCATTCATCCAGCTCACCACGCTTGATGAAAATAAGGACGCAAAGCAAGTTTCACTTAATAAAACCAAAGACAATGGCAATGCTGATAAATGACAACGATACCCTAAAGAAGTACGTCCCCAACACCCTCAAAGCGGTTGCTGGTGAACTTTCTCTTTTCGACAAGATACAGTATCACCTCTTACAAGCGGAGCAATGGCTTACCGACACTTTCGTTTCGTCCGACACAATGAGTCGCATCCGCACATACTCTGACAACACACCGCTACTGCATTACTGCCGTATCATCACGGCTGCAGAGGCGATGCTGCACGCCGTACCACAGCTCGACCTCATCCTTACGCCTAACGGCTTCGGCATTGTCAGCAATCAGAATGTGATACCGGCATCTAAGGAGCGCATCGAGAGGCTTCTTCTTTCTCTCGAAAAGCAGCGCGACGATGCACTTTCCGTTATCCTCACCATGCTTCCGGACGCTCATCATTGGACTGCTTCTGAGCAGTTCAATTACTTCGCTGCCACGATGTTTCCTACACTCGACATTGTTCACCAGCTGGGCTTTGCTGACCATATCTGGCTGCGATACCAGGACACTCGTGCCAAGTTGCTCGCCATTGAGCACCGCCTCGAAACGGAGTTTTTCAGTCCGGAACTCATGGACATGCTTCGCACGGCCAACGCTCTCAACAAGTGGAATATGACTCTCGACACCGCTCAATACAAGCGGATGTATCAGCGCATCTCTGCCATTGAGTTCTCTATCCTCCGCATCGGTGAATACCCGATACCAAGCATCATCGACATTGTGAACAGCATATGTTTAGCCAAGGGCAACGTATTCGCTGAATGGAAAAACTCAGACACCGCCAAACTCTTTGAAGACCATGGATATAAAAATAAAAAGGAGTGTGGAGGGTATTTCTTCTGAAAAAGTTGTATTTTTGTGGCAGTTCTACAATGATTAAGTAAAATCGCAAAAAAGATTATGATTAAGTATTTCTATTTCATATTGCTGTCTCTTCTTGTCAGTTGTTCTTCAACAGGCATTAAACTGGTTGATGAATACTATATATATCCTCCAGACGAATACTATAATTCATATTACTTGAAATGCAAATTATCAAGCGATAATGACCCAATAATAGATAGCGTGCATATAGTTTATTGGAATGATTCAACCATAATAATTGAACGAAAAGCGAAACATGATAATTGGATTATTAATGCTTTCGATAATAATTTAAAATGTTGCAATAACGATACCGTAGTTGGACCCGTTTCTACATCATATATAAAGGTATTTATGGAAAATAAAAAGTTCAAAAAACTTGTTTTTGAATAGCGTATTAAAATAAGGAGGAGAGCAGTGGATATTCATCCTGAAAAAGTTGCATTTTTCATGTAATATTCAAAGAGGTTGTGCGTTTTATAATAAAAACCATTAAATATATAACAAATGAAAGAGAGACTATTTGCAACCATGTTGCTTTTTACTTGCATCTTGTCTTTAGCTTCATGCAGCAAAGACGATGGTGATTGGGATGCCATGAAATGGGAAAAGAACAATTATGAAGAAGCACTGACACCAAGTTTTGGCAAGGCTATTGGCGTGCCAAAGTCTGGCGGTACATATACTTTCAAATGCAAGAATTACAAGAATTTTTGGATTGAATACGTTAATGAGTCGGTGGGTGATAAAACCATTAAAAACGTTCCTTCGTATGATGACAAACCTTATTCCGAAGTTAAAGGCAGCTATACATCTTCAAAGGTGGAAGGAAATACGCTCACTGTTACATTTGCGCCAAACGAAACACAGGATGGACGTTATGTTCGTGTAGCCGTTTCTGCAGGTGATATTTTTGACAAAATCATGTTTGTGCAGAAACCAGAATAAACAATTTGTCTTTTCCCCAACCCAAATGCTTCCGTACTTTCGCAGTATGGAAGCATTTTCACACTTTGATTTTTCATTATATAACGAGATTGATTCTTCTAAAAAAACGGCCTCAAACATTTGCTCGTTAAGAAAAAAGTGTTATCTTTGGCGCATTAAAAACCATAAAATCATTCACTTATGAAGAAACTATTTTTCATCATCTTCCTCATGGCTTTCTCGTTTGCGATAACGGCAAACGCCAAGAAACCCAAAATCGTATGGCCTAAGGCAGTGCTGACTCTTAAAGACGGTACTGTGCTCAACGGCTATTTGCAGAACGACATCCACTTCATGAAAAAAAACATCTATTTCAGTGAAACACAAAATGGTAAGGATGTAAAATACAAAATCGTAGACATTAAATCCCTTGAGGTGGATAATGCTCTCCAGGATGGCAAGAAACGCATTTTCATCCTTATAGATGACGACCCTAAATTTCCATTTTTGGCAACTGAAGTTTTCAAGGGAAAACATGTCACTGGCTATATGGAACCATTTGCTTTTGACAATTCCACCCACAGCAGGTCGTTTACTGGTATATGGACAAATATTACCGTTTATTTAGACTGTAGGGCATATCACTATATGGTTGATAGCGGCAAGCATGTTTACTATTGGATGTTATTTGAGGATAAAAAAATTAATTCCAAAAGAGAAAAATACTCTCAAAAGAAACTGTTGAAAAAGATAAAGGATAAATTCAAGGACTATCCTGCCGTCGCTGAAGAAGTGGAAAAGAGAGGACTCACTGCTGAGCAAATCCACGAGGACCCTACCATTCTTCTTGAAATCCTTGACAAGAGTCTGCAATAATCTTTTGTCTTTTCCCCCATACAAATGCTTCCGTACTTTCGCAGTATGGAAGCATTTTTCAATTTATCCCTACCCACTGATTGGCAGTCACTCTCTGACAGCCAACTCTTGTATTTCTTCACACAGCTCTCGCATGATCTGCCAATGGAAGAAATACTCACTCTCTGTCTGTTCAAATGGGCAGACCTAAGAGTGTTGTGCAAGACGCATGACGGCAGCTATCTCGTAAAGCACCGCCAAGCGTCCAAGCAGGAGGCTACGCTCACCATCAGACAAATGCAAGCAGCCACGGCTTCATTGGACTTCTTACGACAATTCGCACCATTGCCGGTTCGCATCACAAAAAGCGGAAGAGCCAAAGCCGTCGAAGCCGACTTCCAGGGCGTGCCGTTCTCGACATTCATATCTGCCGACAACTACTATCAGGGCTTTCTCCACACCAAGAACGATGCCTTATTGAAAGACCTCGCCACGCTTCTGTACCCAAAGGTCAAGTCGCGACACCTGACAACACCGCTTTTGCTCAACGCCTTCTATTGGTTTTCGTCGCAGAAGCATTACTTCGCCCGACTGTTTCCGCACTTCCTGCAGCCGATGTCCAGTTCTTCTGAAGACCTCCTGGGCTACGCACCGCCCATCGGCGATGTGCTACGGACTGCCATGAATGCACAGATCCGTGCGCTTACCGGAGGTGACATCACTAAAGAGGAAGCGGTGCTCTCTATGGACACATGGCGAGCACTCACAGAACTCGATGCCAAAGCGAAAGAAGTAGAAGACATCAAACGACAAACGAAATGACAGACAAGAACATCAATTGGGATGCCACAGCTTTCTTCGCATCCCTCACAGAAACAAACAAGTTCGCCAAGGCCCATGACTTTGTCTTCGCAAAGGTCAGCGGACTCGACGGCTTCGAGGAAGCCTTGCAGCAGCTACAGTCCGCCACCGCCATTATCGCCGTCAGCGACATAAGCCAAGGCTACATCGAGGTGAACAACAGTCCGCACACTCGAAGAGTGAAGACGGTCTTCCTCGCCATGCGCCACGCCATCGATGACATGGCAGCACGCCAGCAGTGCATGGTCACCATGCGCGAGCTGTTCCGCCAGTTTATGAGCAAGCTAATCCTCGAAAAGACGAAGCAGGAGCAGCATAATATCTATCTCGACTCTCGCATTTCCTTTCAGGAAATCGACCAATACTTCTTCTCTGGCTGCGCCTGTGCTTTCTTCCAAATAGCCATTGACACTTATACCGATTTACGTTATGACCCAACTGAATGGCAATGACCCACAACTACAAGAACGTGAGAAGTTCGTTCTTGCCTTCAACGACACAATGCTCAAAATATGGCGTGAGCAAATGACTCTCCTCGGTGTAATCGACACCGGACGTTTGCTTCGCAGCCCCAAGTCCCTCCCTGTCCGTGCGGATGGTCGTTTCATTGAGTTCGGACTAAGCCAGTCCTTCCTCGAATATGGCCTTTGGCAGAACTTCGGTACGGGTAAAGAGATTCCAAGAGGTAATCATGGCGACATCGGCCGTGAACGCAAGCGCAAGAAGAAGCCCTGGTTCAGCCGTAAGTACTACGCTTCCGTCATGAACCTCCGTGACTTCCTCTCCGACAACATCGCTCACGAGTTCGTCGGTGTCGTCGCCCAGGCACTTGACGACAAGTATGTGCGCTACAATCATTAACGATGTCTTTTCTCCATCTAAAAGTCAGCCATACCTTTGCTAAAAACAAGCAAAAGTATGGCTGACATTTCATCTATCACATCTCTCATTACCTCATTTCGCAGCGAGACGCGCGAAGAGGCTATAACGCCCGAAGTTCTGGGCGCACTGTTGCAGAAAATCGCAGACCTTTTGGGCAAAGCTGCTCTGCAGACGGACGTGAGTCGCCTTGATAATTGGCGCTCGGATCTTGCACGCATCGGCTATGTGCTGACATCGCTCACCATCGGCTCGGACGACCGCAACAACGTGTATTTCACATTGGGAAAGGCGAACCTTTCTACTGGCATCAACCAAATCGCAACCAATTCCATTCTCATCCGCCAAGCCACTACCGAGCGTGCCGGTGTCATGCGTGCGCAGCAGGTGCAGGACTTGAACAAGTGCAAGGCTGACATTTCCAAGTACTTCTCTTCGCTTTCAACTTTGGAGGAAACAATCTTAAATCTACAAAAGGGTATTGCAAATATCAGCCTCCGTGTTTCCAGAAACACCAAAGCAACCACTGTCAACGCTGAAGATATCCTAAAGATTCAGACGGATATCAAGTCGCTTGCGTCGCAGATAAAATCGTTGCAAACTGACATTCAGAAGTTTGCCACGATGAAGCAGGCTACGCAGATGCACATTGAATGTATCATCACTGACAGTACTCTTGTGATACAGGATGCCCACCGTTATATCCGGCAAGGGCTTACACCGGTCATTTTCCGACACTCGGTGCGTACAAGTCGCAAGCAGGAGGATGAAAACGGTGTGCGTGAGTATCTTCCACGGCGACGTGGCTGGAACCGCTTTTATGACGACCGAAAGATTAGTGTGAATAATGGCGACGAGATTTCTTTCCGTCTGGATAAGGAGGGCGACCCGAACAGAGGCAAGTTTTTTACTGAGCCTGGTGTGTTGTTCGGCGACTGCCGTGCCGTCATCGACCCCGAAACGCAACAGCTTTTGGAAGTCCGCATTTACTTTGGCAAACGCTCCTATAACATTCTCGGCATCAACCGCTATTTCCGCTTCGCCATCGGATTTTACAAGAAGTCTAAAGATTACGGTCCGTTCCAGTTCAGCGAACTCCGAACTAACCTCGCTGAGTTCAGGGTAATTGCAAGAGCTGATAGAGTTGATGGTAGCAACAATTATAACGTCACCTTCATTTTCAGTATGTAAACGAAAAGAGCCATGGTTTCTCCGCAAGGAGGCCACCACAGCTCGGATGCAAAATGGTGTTCGCGACACCACGCTGCCAAAGAGCAATGGTCCAATCGACCACAACTCAATACAAAGATAACCACATCATATTAACTCTCAAAAGACAATTCATTATGACAAAAGAAACTAAGGAAAACGTGCAGATTGTATCTGCCATAGCTATGCTCATCGGAGGATTCCTCCTCGCTGTCGCAGGATTCATCGTACCGCCCACCGGACAAATCCACGAGTCTGTCATGGGTGTATTCGCAGAGTGTCTTATCTACGCCGGGTCTATCTTCGGTGTCACTATCTACATACAGACTAAGTATGCAGAACTACGCTCGTACCTCGATGACAAACTGAAACGGAAGGAGGAGAAGGATGCGCAAGATTGACCTCATCATCATCCATTGCTCTGCCACACCTGAAGGCAAAGACTTCACCACGGCAGACATCGACCGCTGGCACCGGCAGCGAGGCTTTGCCTCCATCGGATATCACTTCGTCATCTACCGCGACGGCTCTGTGCATCATGGCAGACCGCTCGCACAAGTGGGAGCGCACTGCCAAGGGCACAACGCCCATTCCATAGGCATCTGCTATATCGGTGGTTTAACCGCCGACGGCAAACACCCTAAGGACTCTCGCACTGAAGAGCAAAAGTCCGCATTGGTGGCACTTCTTCGCAAACTCAGAGTGCAGTTCCCAAATGCCAAAATCCGAGGACATCGAGATTATGCAGCTAAAGCGTGCCCATCATTCGATGCCACGGCAGAGTATGCAAACATCTAAACCATACGATATGAAACATATCCTAATCCTTATTCTTTGTGCATTTGTACTGGCGTGCAAGAGCACAAAGACAGCATCATCATCCAATGAAAGTGAGCGAAACGCCGTTTCGCAAGCTCAATGGCGATCCGCTCAGAATCTTTCATTCAGTTTCCTACAGAGGCTTACCGCCCTTTCATTCGATAGCTGCGTCTTCACATTCGGGGGTGTCGACACGTCGGCAACCCCTCAATGTTCCGCCATCAGCTATCCATCGGGCAAGCCCTTGTCCAATGACAAGGCAAAGCCTCCATCTTATCACGGCAAGCCGTCATCTCTCAGGCTCTACGGACTTCACCTTTCCCAAGAGGAAAAGGAGGAGTCCGCAGCTGCACAGCAGGTGGAAGACAGCATCGCAATAGCGAAGCAGTCTTCATCCGACAAGTCGCAGGAAATCATCAAGTCAAGGTCTTCAGTTCCCTTCACGGCAAAGCTCGCTATTGCCGTCCTGATGATGATAACGGCAGTAGCCGTCATTTTCTTTATCCGTCGCTATCTCGCCGGCAGACGACGACACTTCGGTCACAGGCTCCCGAATTCATTACCAGGCAGCTCCGGCGGTGCATTGTTCGGTGGCGAGGACAAGCCATTGCATGGCTAAGTGAAATTGTGGGGTGTTCCATTGCGTTCCGTCGCTTTGGGCTTCTGTTGCAAAATAAGTATGCCACTTCCCTGATCCGTACCATGTCTCTTTTTCTCGGATGTGAGGAGGACAAATCGCCTGAAGTCGAATAGTCCTCCATACATTCGAGAAAAGTGCAAGCACACAAGTCACGGTACGGGGTAAGCAACATACACATTTCTCCACGGCAGCCCAAAGCCCCTCCACTTCATTACACGCCCCACAATTTCACGGCTACGCCAGTCCTCGCCACCGAACAATGCACCACCTACGCACATGATTGACGCATCACCCAGCCAAGCTGGCGCCTCTGGGCGAGCTTGTCTGACCTCCTCGTCAATCATCAACACGCAAGCGTCATCTGTCTTCCACGTCATTTCATTCCGTCATTCTTCTCCACATCTGCGATGTCATTCTGTTTTTTTGCACATCAAAGATGTCTATCTATCATCATCAAAGGTGAATAGTGTTGCACACCCTTCACCTTTCTTAATAGGTACGGACACACGCTCCATTGCATTGCGCATAAGTCCGTGCAGCTGCGCTCTATTGTCTATCATCTCGCTGCGCTCAATCTTCTCTTCTTCAGCCGAAAGGCAGTGGCTCTCCACTCCCGTAACCGTCCGTTATGTGCCACATCCTTTCGTCCACTGTTGCGAAAGGATATTGCGCTACATTCCATTACGTTATCATTCCGGAGTTTCTCTATGACTCTACGAGCCATGGAGAAGTCCTACATTACCACTTCATTACATTCCACTTCATATCCATTCGCTTCGGGTAAGGCAGTGCCTTCTGTTTCCTATAAGGCGATGCCTTCATGGTTTGGTAAAGCTGCGCTTTCTATTGTCTGTCAATGCGAGAAAGCCGTCTGACTAATGGCAATCAAGATTGCTATAAGTCTGACAGCACTCTCGCTTATTCAAATAGGTATGGCAGATGTATTGGATAGAAAAGGTAGTGCGCCTAATGTCGGGCAAGACCGACAGGCGCATTACCTTTTTATCCCTCACCACTGCCGCATTACCGCCCGATGGGTCGGGCGTGGCGTGGTGGCTCGCTTGGTGTGGTGGCGGTGGTTCAGTACGCAGTATGAAGCCGAAACCTTCGTTTTTTCTCGCATATATTGCAACATCCGCAAGCCATTGATGCCCATACGATACCCAATAGCCTTTCGTGGTACGGCAAGACCTTCGGTTTGCTCGGCTTGGAGGCTTAAAGTGCCGAAACTCGGTGCTTTTCCGAAACTTTTTGCTTGTTTCAGCCTTATTTGTTCAAGCCGAAACCCTATGTCGTGCCGAAACTCGGTGCTATGCCGAAACCTTTTGCTTATTTCAGCCTTATTTGCTCAAGGCGAAACCCTATATCGTGCCGAAACTCGGTGTTTTTCCGAAACCTTTTGCTTGTTTATGCCTTATTTGTTCAAGTAGAAACCCTCGTTTTCGTGGAACTTGGAGCGGTTGTGCATCAGCGTGAAACCTCGGCTCGCTTTTGTCATCAGCGAAACTTGCAAGCCTTTTTCGTCACTTTCTGCCTTTTCGCCTTTTGGCGCAACTAAGGCGGTTTTGCGTGTGTGAGAAACTAAATGTTAACATTTGTTTACATATTCCGCAAAGGTCGGGCGGTCGTAGCCGTCAGCAAGGACAGGGCGGTCGGGGGGGCTTTATCAAGACGGGTTAAGGGAAAATCCCTTAACAATCCCTTAACGGCTTGATACACAAGCCTTTCGTTTTTCTATCGCTTAATTTTCGTCGGTTTTTGTCGGCGCCAGAGTGCCTAAATCGCGCGAAACTGCCTTATTTCTCGTCTTTTGAGTGGTGTTTGAGCGGTGTTATTTTTGCGTATCATTAAACCAATAAAATTGAAAGACGTATGTCGAATATAAACACCAATGCGACCGTTACGCTCACTGTAAACGGAAAACAGGCGGAAGATATGCTCCTGAAACTGAAATCTCAGGCTGCAAACCTCGAAAAAGCCATCGAGAAAGCGGCAGCAGCAGGAAACAAACAGCAGCTCACGAAGCTAAAGCGTGAACTGAAGGAAACCAATCGCCAAATCTCGCAGATTGAAAATGCTGCAAAAGGGGTCGAGCATGTTCTGCAACGCCTCGATGAAACTTCTCCAAAGGAACTGAACCGCACATTGTCACAGCTGAAGCGTAACCTTAATGGGCTTGACAGGGGAAGCGAAGAGTGGAACAGACAATGTGAGGCGATTAAGCGTGTAAAGGCGGAGATTGCCAAAGTGAACTCGCAACTGCGAGAGAATGAGAGCCTGTGGGAACGGATGAACCGAAAGCTGAACGACTGGCAGACAGCTCTTGCCGGCATTGCTGCTGCCATCACGGGTATCATCATGGCTGGACGCTCGGCGGTGAACGCTTTTGCGGATATGGACCAGGAGATGGCGAATGTGCGCAAGTTTACCGGAATGAACGCTTCGGAGGTGGAGCAGCTGAATGAGGACTTCCAGAAGATTGACACCAGAACGGGGCGTGAGGAATTGAATAAGTTGGCGCAGGAGGCGGGTCGATTGGGCAAAACTTCGCAGGAGGATGTCTTGGGCTTCGTGAAAGCTGCCGACCAAATCAATGTGGCTTTGGACGACCTCGGTGATGGGGCTACGCTGACTCTTTCAAAATTGACAAACATCTTCGGTGACGAGGAACGCCTCGGTACGGAGAAGGCTCTGCTTGCCGTGGGTTCTGTGATTAATGAGTTGTCGCAGAACTGCACGGCTTCGGCTCCTTATCTCGCAAACTTTACACAGCGCATGGCTGGCGTGGGTGCCCAGGCGAAGATGACTATCCCGGAAATTATGGGCTTCGCTGCGGTGCTGGATAGCCAGGGACAGGCGGTGGAGATGTCGGCAACGGCGGTTTCCAAAGTCATTATGGATATGTTCAAGGAGAACGACAAAATCATCAAGGCTACGGGACTTAATGCTAAGGAGTTTAACGAAACGCTGAAGAAGAGCACTAACGAGGGACTGCTTATGTTGCTGGATCGTCTTCACGAATTGGGCAACATCGACGTACTGGCTCCAGTCTTCAAGGATATGGGCGAGAATGGTGCTCGTGCTGCGCAGGTGATTTCAGCTCTTGCTGGCAACCTCGATATGGTGCGGTGGGAGCAGGAGGAAGCGACTAAGGCGTTTGCGGAGGGTACATCTGTCACGAATGAGTTTAACGTGCAGAACAGTACGGTGCAGGCAGGACTTGACAAGGCTCTCAAGGGTGTGACGGAGATGGCGGTGGCACTCGGTGAGCAGCTGCAGCCTATAATGAAGCATGTCATCTCTTCCACCACGTTGTTGTTGAAGTTCATGTCTACTTTAATCACGTTCATCAAGGAGAACGCTTTTACCTTGGCTTCGCTGACTGCTGCTTTCATTGCATATAAGATTGCGGTGAACGCTTCGAACATCGCTTTCAAGGCGCATTATGCGTGGCTTGTTATTTCCAAGGCTGCGACTACGGCATACAAGACTACGGTAGCTACATTACATGCAGCACACCTTTTGTTGCAGATGGGTCTCGCTAAATTGCAGGGCAACTGGGTACGTCAGTCATGGCTGATGTCGGACCTCAAAAAGCAGGGTGCTCTGCTCGCATCGGGCTATGGTGCGATAGCAGCCGGAGTCATTGCTCTCGGTGCGGTTCTGTATAAGTTATACAAGAAGATGACGGAGGTGTCGCAAGCAGAAAAGGACTTGCAGGAGATACGCAAGCGTGGGCAAGAGGGCATCATCGACGAGAAGAACAAGATTGATGCGCTTATTGCTGTGGCTCGCGATGAAACGCAGTCGCTGAAGGACAGACACACGGCGATTGATGCGCTCAACAAGATTATTCCGAACTATAATGCCCAGTTGGATGATACCACGGGCAAGTATAAGGAGAACAAGAAGGCTCTTGATGATTACTTGAAGTCGTTGACTCGCAAGTATGAGATTGAGGGTGCCAAGGATAAGTTGCGTGATATCGGAAAGCAGCGTGTCGACCTTAATCTGGAAAAGCAGAGGCAGGAGCGTGTCGTTGCCATGGATGAGATGGAGGCAAGGACGGAAACGGTTATGCCGGGTCAGGAGGGAAAGGTGGTGCAGTTGGGTGTCAACTCGTTGCGTGCCTCGAACAGACGTGCGCTTGCCAAGACGAAGGAGGATCTGGCGGAGCTTGACCAGCGTGAGGCGAACATCTTAGGCATATATGGCGAAGACATCAAGAAGGAGGCACTCAATGACGCGAAGAAAGAACAGAAGCAGGAACAGCAGACGCAGAACCCTCCATACACGCCTCCTAAGACGGACAAGAAGACGAAGACTGAGGATGTGCTGAAACCGCAGAAGGACTGGAAGACCAGGGAGCAGGCTCTCAACCGCATTGCGTATGCCAAAGGTGAGAAGGACTTCGAGGAGTACACGAACCGCATGACGGAGATTGATATGGAGTACAATCAGAAAGTTATGGCTAATGGCAAAGCTACGAGTGAACAGAAGCTGGAAGCGGAAGCAGCGTACTATGAGGCGAAGAAGAAACTCGCTGATGACAAGAACACGCAATCGGCGAAGCAGGAGAACGACTACTATAATGAACTTGTTGCTACGGAGAAGCAGCGGTACATTGATGGAAAGGTGGATCAAAAGACGTTTGATGATGCGCTTGAACTCATGGAGTTGGAGCATCTGCGTCGTTTGACGAAGGTCTACACGGAAGGCTCAAAGGAGCAGCTGCAAGCGCAGAAGAATTATCAGAATAAGCTCGTTGAAAACCAAAAGCGTAATCAGAAGACCATCGAGGACAACGAGAAGAAGCATCAGAAGGAGCGTGCCAAAATCAAAGAGGACTACTTCGGGGATAACAAGTCGGAGAAAAAGGAGAAGTATGATAAGGACTCTTCCGCTTTGGATGAAGTGTATGCTCAGGAGATAAAGGCTGCTGGCGACGATGCTAAGGAGAAGCTGCGTATCGAGGAAGCGTATCAAAAGGCTAAGGTGGCACTGGCGAAGAAGTACGGCCAGGAGTATAACGACACGAGTAAGAACTTCCTGCAGAACATGACGGATGACATCACGGAGTGGCTGAACTCGGACCTCGGACAGGCGGTGCAAGGGTCTTTTGACACGCTAACGTCGGGCATGTCTTCAATATTTTCGGGCATGACTTCGCTCATCCAGGCGGAACTGGAGATACAGACTGCTGCCATCGAGAAGCGGTATGACAAGGAGATATCGCAAGCGGAAGGTAACAACTACAAGGTGAAGAAGCTCGAGGAGCAGAAGCAGAAGGAGCTGGCAAAGAAAAAGAACGAGGCGAACAAAAAGATGTTTGCCATGCAGGTGATACAAGCGGTGGCGCAGACGGCACAGAACGCCATATCGGCGTATGGCTCGGCAGCGGCCATTCCGCTTGTGGGTTATATCCTGGCACCAGTGGCTGCTGCAATGGCGGTGGCAGCTGGAGCAATTCAGATTGCTGCAATCAAAAAGCAACAGCAAGCGAGTGAAAGCCAGGGCTATGCCAAAGGTGGCTTCACACCTAATGGCAGTAAATATGAGGAAGTGGGCGTGGTTCATGCCGGGGAATGGGTGGCGTCGCAGGAGATGCTTGCCAACCCGGTTGCGCGTCCCATCATCAACGCCCTGGACTATGCGCAGCGGACTAACACCATCGGATCCTTACGAGCCGATGATGTGAGTCGGACTATTGCGCCAGTAGCATATAGCACGCCACAACAGCAACAGCCTATCATCGTGCAGCAGCAGCCGGACGGACTGGCTACGGCTGCAATCGTGCAGAACACAAAGGCTATGCAGAGTTATGCTGATACGATGAAGCAGTTGGAGAAGCGATTGAGCGAGCCGTTTGTCACGGTGAACACGGTCACGGGGGACACTGGCATCAAGCAAGCGCAGGACGAGTATGACATACTAATCCGTAACAAGACACCAAAGAGTAGGAGAAAGTGAGTAACCTCTGGTTAATGGTGAGCCTCGCCAATTGTCATTACATACATAGCAATAAATAAGAATATTAGGAGCAAAATCCATGTGGCAAGCGATATGTATGATAAAGTGGCAAGTGTTCGTCTTGCTGACTTACCTTTCACATATCTACTTAAAATATACAGTACGACACTACTTGCAATAAGAAATATGAGCAAGTGTGGAAAATCGAAACTCCAATAGTCAATAAAGACAAGACTTGCAACAAAAAGTGTCAAACTTGCGAATATTATAATTAGTGTATGTTTCATTTTGCAAAAGTAATAAAAATGGAAATAATAATCAATGGCAAACAAGCTTTTTTGAAGAAGAACACTTCGTTTGACTTCATCTTCGAGAACCGTCTGTTTACGGGTAGCGACAGCTACACCTTGACAATTACGTTTCCACTAAAGGGATGCGCCCGAAATATAGCCATCTTCGGGCACATCCACAGAGCGGATGTTATCAAGTCGAAGGTGGTGTTTGACTGCGACATACGTGATGGTGCATTTATGAAGTCTGGCTCCATCACAATAACGGAAATTATTGCTGTCCGGTAAAACTTTTTCAAACAAAATAAATTAGGGCTGACACTTCTC